TTAAACGTCAGGCGCTGGCGTGTCGTCGTTTCCTGCTGTTGCAAGGTTCAGCAGCTGCTGGGTGACGTTGGCGGCATCCACGTCGCGGCGGCGGAGCGCGTGGGCATAGACGCGCAGCGTGGTGCTGGCGTCAGCGTGTCCCATGCGGGACGCGACGGCAACGGCATCAATGGAGTTGGCCAGCAGAATGGTGGCGTGCGTGTGGCGGAGGTCGTGGAAGCGGACGCCTTCAAAACCGTGGGCATCGGCAAATTTACGAAACCACTTCGATGGCGTGTCATGGTTGACCTGCCCGCCATCCCAGCGGTGGACAATCCAGCCTTCGCCACGCCACACGGACGGAGCCATAGCGCGCGCTTCGGCTTGGTATGCACGCGTCTCATGCAGCACGGTCATCATACCGGGTGGCAGCGCAATCAGCCGGGAGGAAGCATCTGTTTTCGGGTCATCAACAAAGTTGCCCATTTCCGGGGTGTACTTCAAGGCGCGGGAAATATCAATGGTGCCATTTTCCCAGTCAACGTCCGAGAGCTTCAATTCGCAGACTTCGCCGAGACGAAGGCCGCAGAGCAGCGCAAGCAGAATGGCAGAGCGGTAGCACATATTCGGCTCATCGTGCAGACAGCGGAGGAGCTGCACCGCCTGTTCTTCGGTGAGATAATGCACACGGGCTTTCTTGGCACGCGGGCGTGTGACTTTCTCCATGGGGTTCTTTGCGAGGAAGTCCCACTGCACCGCATAATCCAGCATAGTGCTGAGGGTGTCATAGTAGTGTTGCACCGTTCTGCCTGAAAGCGGCCTTGCGCGCTTTTCGTCCGAAATCAGGTTCGCCGTTTCATCTGCGCGACGCGGACGCGCCAGCTGGTCATCCGGCAGCAGCGTGGTGCGGCGCGCATCGCTTCGCAGCTGGGTGAGCCATTCGGTAATCATCAGCGGCGTCAGCTTGCGCAGCGGCACATCGCCCAGCGCGGGGAGAATACGCGAAGCAAGGAAATGCTGATAGTTTTTCAGCGTGACAGGGCTACAATTCGGGCGGACATGGTTTTCTATCCAGATGGCGGAAAAAGCGCGCAGGGTGGTAGCTTTCGCGTCTGGCTTTCGTTTGCCTTCGTAGACATCCGCCTCCAGACGGGCGAGCGCCATTTCTGCCTGCTTGCGCGCCGCACGCGCAGACAAGTCAGGGCTGACGTGGATGGTATCGCGTATCCATTCCCATGAGCCGTCCGGCAGACGCACCTGAACGCCGATGCGGAAAGAAAAGGGACCGCGCTTTTCAATCGTTCCCATGATGCAACCTCCATTCATGTTCGTAGTATACCCGCAGATTTCCCGTAAAGCCGTAAGGCGCGCAAAAAAAAGAGCGCCGACACGTTGCGGCGCAAGGGATAGCGGCATCACGTCCCGTCCGTAAGGCGGGGCGTTTTTTCGTGTAAGCAGCCTGACAGGAAAGCGTAAGGAATAGAATTGGGACAGTATACAGCGCCGCGGCGTTGTGTCCGGCAGTGTTCGACATGCGGCTGCGTTTTTCCTGCCTTTGAGTGGATTTTTAATTCAGCGTATCCAAGTCCACGAAGAATGAAGCCATGACCGGGTGGCGATAATCCATCGCATCGCAAAGCTGCACTTCGATGATGCCGCCCAGATGATAAAGCGTACAGCCCCATGTCGGGACATCCGTTGCGGCGCCAGGCTGCACTTTGACAGTCCATGTCGTGGAATCGGTTGTGAAAGCGTCAGCCGAATCGTTCCCCTTCACCAGCGAAGAATCGCATTCTACACCATCCTGAAAAACCTGCACATGGACGACATGCTGAAAGTCGGTCGTGCTTGTGCTGCCGTTGGCGAGCGTGAAGAACAGCGCAGCACCATCGTTGCCATCCCTGTCTTTTCCCAGCTTTATAGCGCGCAGCGTGACGGTGCAGTCATTGACCACGCCGCTGCCGAGCGCGTTCGCAGGCTGCGGCTGGCGCGAGAGCAATTCCAGATTGATTTCAGTGCGAAGCTGGAGCAAATCAGCATCGGACATGGCGGAAAGGTCGTATTCCGCCCGCGATATTACGGGGCAGAGCAACGCAATCGAAAGCAGTACGGCAGCAACACGTTTCATGGCTTATTCCCCTTTCTTTTTCGCCGCATAGTTCGCAGGCATTTTCGTGACTTCAAGCGCTGCCGTTGTGGCAGCATTGGCGGCTTCCATGAGCTGCGGCAGATTATCTGCTGCGGCGGCGCGGTAGCTGTCTGCAAGGCGCGCGAGGAACGTGCGGCAGGCGCGGACGGACTGCTGACCGCAGGGCGCATGGCTGCATTCGTAAAGAATCGCAGCGTTCACCACGTCCAGCACGTCAGATGCCGTGAGGGCATCGTCACCGGCAAGGCTGGCCAGTGTGCGGAACGACGCGCCCAGACCGCCGGAATCACGATTGCGTTCAGCCGTCAAGCCAGCAATGTAGTCCAGCGATACATCATAATACTGGGCAATCTTGATGGCGTTTTCCAGCGACGGCATCATTCCTGCTTCGTAATTTGAGAGCGTTGTGCGAGAAATGCCCAGCGCGGCAGCCACTACGGTCTGTTTCTGGTCGGCTTCTTCACGGAGTTGCAATAGTCTATTCGTGTAAGACATGATACACCATCCTTTCAACATGTCTGACATTTTAGCATGAAAGTCATTATTTTTTGCGTTTTTGCGTTATTGTGGCGCAAACTTGCAATATCCTACTTGACAAAAAAAAAAAACTGTATAATGACAATCATTCCACACAACTGTACACGACAACCAGCCGTGCGGCAAGTGCAAGGAACCATGGAAAAGCGCGCAAATCCGGGGAAAAATCAACGAAATGAGGCACGCATATGGAAAATAAACGCTATGTCATCCAGAGCGTCAGCATTCCAGGTCTATACCATGAGGGCTTCATCCGCGCCAAGACGACCGGCGGCGAAGAATGCCGCGTTGCTTCATGGTGCGCTTCGGAGCGGGATGCGCTGCAATTTCCGACGCTGCGCCAAGCACTGATGCGCAAAAATGCGCTCAATGAGAAGGGGTTCTGTGTGCGAGTGGTGGAGGCTGCGCATGAAGGAGCATGAAAACATTTACTGGGCGGCGCGGATGCGAGCGGCAGAACGTGCCCCCATCTTTTCCAGCAGAGAGCGGACGGCGGCAGCACTGTACATCAGCACCGACACGCTGCGCGACATTGAACGCGGCATCAGCGCCGCACCCTGCGACGTGGTGCAGAAAATGTGCGAGCTGTACGAAGACACCGACCTGAAAGCACAGCACATTCGTGCCGTCTGCCCGCTGCTGGCCGACTATGGTGGCAGCGGCTATGGCGAGCTTGCGCTGGCAGCGCTGAACTGGGCGGTGCAGCTTGCAGACGTTCAGACGGTGACACTGCAATTTGCCGCCATTGCGAGCGACGGGCGCATCAATCCGCATGAGTGCGAAGCTGCACGGGCTATTCGGGCGCGGGCGGTAACGCTTCGGCAAGTGATGGAAGACACCATCGAAGCCATTGACAAAGCAATGAACAGGAGGAACGGGCAATGAACTTCGTGACCATCGCAGAAGCCAGCCGCAAAACCGGCATCAAGCAGGAGAAGCTGCGCAAGGCTGTGCGCTTAGGGCTGATTTCCAGCTATCCGCTGGGAAACCGGCGGCTGGTGGACTTGGACACGCTGCCACGCGAGGTTGTGAGCGTTGAGAACCTGATTGGTGTGCGCGAATTGGCGGAGCTGACCGGGCTTTCGGAATCCGCCATCCGGCGAGGCATCACCGAAGGCTGGCTGCCCTTCATCCGCGACGGCAACCGCTACAAGTTTCAGCAGGATGACGCACTGGAAGCGATTCGTGGGCGCATGACCTGCATCAAAAACGAAAAGAAGTAACAAGGAAGGGGCATCACCATGGAGCTGCAAGAGTTCCTTCGGCTGCTAAAGGTAGAACATGGCCCAAACGCCAAAGGTGAATATACCTGCCGCTGCCCTTCCCACGAAGATAAAACCGCCAGCCTGACCGTAACGGAAAAAGTCAGCGATAAGTATGGGAACAGACGAATTTTCCTGTGCTGCCATGCCAACGAATTGGGTGCTAACAAGTGCACTGCGCAGAGTATCTGTCAAGCGTTGGGTATCAAGGTCAGCGACCTGAACGTGACACCTTGCGAACCCGACCGTCTGGGATGCACCGCGCCGCGCGCGAAAAGCAAGCCGGACACAAGCTGCGTGCCGGGGCATGATGTTTACACAGCAGCACCCGCCAGCACGGAAAAGCCACAGATGCGCAAAAAGTCAGAAGACCTTGGAACGCTGACGGATGTGTACAGCTACACGGATGCGGACGGACACGAGCTGTTTCAGGTCTGCCGCTTTGAACGCACTGACGAAGACGGCAAACGGCAGAAGACCTTTCGGCAGCGCATTCATGCGCCGGGCGATCCGAAAGCGCGGAAGGACGGCTTCGTGTGGTCGGTGCCAGAGGCGCTGCGGACATCGACGCTTTACCGGCTGCCAGCGGTCATGGCGGCGGTCAAGTCCGGGCGCGTCATCTATCTGGTGGAGGGCGAAAAGGACGTTGCTACCATGGAGCGGCTTGGGCACACAGCAACATGCAACCCCGGCGGTGCTGGAAAATGGTCTGACGGCTTCACAGCGCTGCTGACAGGCGCTGACGTGGTGATTCTGGAAGACTGCGACACCCAGAAGAACGGATTTGCCGGACAGGAACACGCATGGATGGTTGCCACGCGGCTGACAGACAAGGCGAAGCGCGTTCGGCTGGTGGACATGAAAGCAGCCTGCCCCAACATGCCTGACAAGGGCGACATTTCCGACATGGCGGCGCTGATGGGCGACCGTGCAGCGTCCGAGGCACTGGCACGGCAGCTGAACATTACCAAAACATTCGACCCGCAGGCGGTCAAGTTCTGGCTGACACCGGCTCAGCGTGCGGCGCTGATGTATCAGAAAGTGCCGGGCTACTGCGCAGACAATGGGTGCATCAGCGTGGTGACATCGGACGGCAGCAAGCCGCTATGCAACTTTGTGGCAATTCCGCGCTTGGAGCTGCGGCACAATGATGGCGTAACGGAAAGCATGGAATTTGTGCTGGACGGATGGAGCATTGACGGAACACGCCTGCCGACCGTGACAGTGCCGACAACGAAATTCGACGCCATGGGCTGGGTAACAGACCAATGGGGCTATGCTGCGGCCATCATGCCCGGCACGACGACAAAGGACAAGTTGCGCTGGGCCATCAAGGAGGTTGGACGCGTATCTGCCGCGCGCGTGACAGAGTACAGCCACACGGGGTGGCGAAAAATCGGCGGGAAATGGTGCTACCTTTACCACGGCGGCGCAATCGGGCTGGAGGGCGTGACCGTAGGGCTGGAAGGTGGCTTGAGCATGTACCGGCTGGATGGCAGCGGCGAACCGGGCTGGGAATCCATCACGGCGATTGATGCCGCCATTGCTTCCAGCAGCCTGCGCAACGTGATTGCGCCACACATCAGCATTCCGCTGTTAGGCGTGACCTATCTGGCACCGCTGCGCGAGTTTCTGGCGGCTACGGGCATTGCACCGGCTTTTGCGCTGTTTTTGCTGGGCGGCACGGGATGCAGAAAGTCCACAGCCGCGGCGCTGGCGCTGTCCCACTACGGCAACTTTACAGGCAAAAACCTGCCTGCGAGCTTCAACGACACCAGCAACAGTGTGCGGAAAAAGGCTTTTCTGCTCAAAGATGCGCCCATCGTGGTGGATGACTATCATCCTGTACACAGCTTGCAGGAAAAACGCCAAATGGAAGCCATGGCGCAGAATCTGGCGCGCGCTTTCGGCGACGGTGCGGAACGCGGACGAATGCGGGCAGACGGAACGCTGCAAACCTCCATGCCGCCGCGCAGTGTCGCCATCATCAGCGGCGAGGACACGCCGAGCGCGGGCGAAAGCGGATTAGCGAGGTATTACATTGTGAACGTAGGCAAAGAGGACATCCCGGTCGGCGAAGCGCTGACGGCAGCGCAGGAGCAGGCACGAAAAGGCTACTTGACCCGCTGCTTGGCTGGCTACATTGATTGGCTGCGCGGTCAGGCGGACGCTTTGCCGAGCGCGCTGCACGATCGGTTCATCAAGCTGCGCAATATAGCAGTTGAGCAGACAAAAGGACAGCACGGACGCACGGCAGAGGCGATTGCGCACATTCTGCTTGGCTACGAAATGATGCTGAAATACTTCCTTTCCATCGGACTTTTTGATGCAGAAACCTGCGGCACGATGCTGGTGGAAGCCATGCGTACGCTGACAGACAGCAGCAAAAAGCAAGCCGCAGACATGGAAGCAGATAAGCCGACGCGGATTTTTTTGAGCAGCCTTTCCGAACTGCTGGCAAGCCGCGCAGTTGCCCTGAAAGACATCAGCACAGCCGAGCCGGAGGGCAGTTTCAGCAAGGGCTTACCCAAGGACATGATTGGCTACATGGATGATGACTATTACTACTTCATGCCGCAGCTGGCTTTTACGGCGGTGAGCAAGCTGCGGAAAGAACAAAACTTGGAATTCCCCGTGTCGCTCAAAGCACTGTACAAGGCCATGCGGGCAGAAGGCATTTTGCCCGGCGTCAAGGCAGATGGCGAAGCGACACGCCCTAAGTGGATTGACGGGCGAACAGTGCGTCTGCTTTGGGTGCCGCGCCACTTCATCGACGGCGCAAAAAAAGAGGTTGAGCAAATCAGCATGATGCCGGTTGAAACGGACGACCTGCCGGAGGAGTGGAGGTAAACAGCATGGAGCAACAGAAAATGAGCGGCAAGGAACGGAACGCCATGGTTTACTTGGTGGCGCTGGATGATGAGCTGACGAAGGCAACGCCCATCCTGAAAAATCGCCTTCGCAGCGCTTCCCCGAACGCATGGCGGACTGGCGCTTGGCGCAGACGCTGGTGCAGCGGCTGGCGTGTCTGCTGGTGGACACTATGCCGGATAAGGACGCCAACTGGCTGGCGCGGCTTGTCAAAGAATCGAAGCTGTGCATCGACATTCCCGGCCCGCTGAGCCGCGGCGATTATATGCTGGTGGACAGCCGCGATCTGATGGAAATCAGCCGCATGGCTGCGGTGCGGGAGTGCAGCATCTGCCTGAAAGGACGCAAAGATGCGAAAGAATGCAGACTGCGCAAAACGCTGGAATGGATCGCGCCCATGCCGGACAGCATTCCTTCCCTTCCCGATGAACTGTATACCTGCGAATATGCGCAGGTTGATTGGAACGCAAAGGAGGACTAAGCCATGGAAGACGAAAAAGCCTTGATGAACGCGGGCGGCAATGTGGAGCTGGTAACGCTGGAAAACATCGAAACCCGCATGGCGGTCGCGTGGGAAAACGTTGCGCGGAACTATTTGGAGGTTGGGCGGCTGCTGTGCGAAGCGAAAGACCGCAAGCTGGTGCCGCACGGCAAATGGGAAGCATGGGTTGCGGAAAATGCACACATGAGCGAACGGCAAGCCCAAAAGCTGATGCAGATGGCGCGCGCCGTTCCGCAGGGCAGTGCGCTTGCTCAGCTTCCCAGCAGCAAGGTGCAAGCCATCCTTGCACTGCCGGAGAGCGCGCGGGAGGATATGGCACAGCGCGCCCTTGACGAAAACATGACGGTGCGGAAACTGAAAGAGCAGATTGACGAATTACAGGAGCAAGTGACCGAAGCGCGTCAATCCGAACGCAAGATGGCGCAGTCTGTCCAACAAGCGAACGACATGCGTGCGCAGTTGGATGCCGACCGCAAGAAATTAGAAGATGACCGCTACAAGATGATTCAGCAACGGCGCGAGCGGCAGGCGGAAATTGACGGCCTGAAATCGGCACTGGCAGCAGCAGAGCAGCGCACAAGCAAAAGTGGCATCAGTCCCGAAGCACAGCGGCAGATTGATGCCCTGCGCACCGAATTGGCAGAAGCGGAGGAGCAGGCCGAGCGGCAGGCAGCGAAGCGGCAAGCCATGGAGGAGCAGCTGCTGGCGTATCAGCGCGAAGAAGCGCACGGCGTGGAGATGACGGAAAGCAGCAGCTTCGGCAGCAGCGAACTTGGCGCTGCGGTGGCTGCCTTTATCGGCGCTGCGGGCGTGCTGCCCCATATGGGCGCAACACTGGCGGAAACCGGCGAAACAGAACGCCGCAAGCTGCTGGGCTATGTGGAGCAGATGAGCGCATGGGTGGACGGCTGCCGGAAAGCACTTGGAACGATGCAGGCGCATGTGGAAATCAAGTGAGGAGGGCGCAGAAATGGAAAACACCGAAATGGTGCTGCAAGAGCCAATGGTGCTGACGCAAAAGTCGGAAAGCGAGCAGATTGCAGAGCTTTTGCGCGTGATGCAGGGCATGGCGCAGATGATACGGGCGACGCATGACCGCATGGCGGCGCTGGAAGCGCAGGTGCGCCATCTGACCAAGGTCACGCCTGCCCAAGCGACGGCCATCAACAAGGCTGTTCGCCAGCGCGCAGAAGCGCTTTGCCGCGAATACGGCGCAACCGGCTGTGAGCGTCAGGTGGCCGACCGCATCCGCCGCGCCATCAAGCTGGGCAGCGGCGCAAGCAATGTGCGGGAGATCCCGGCCTGCGAATACAAAGTGACGATGAACCAAGTGAGCATGTGGGATGATTACAAGGTTATTCGGGACATTAAAACCAAGGCAAGAGAGCAGAAAGGATGAGCGTCATGGCAAAAGAAGCGGCAACGCTATTTCTGGAAGCGCTGGGGCGGGCGCAGGGCGCACTGGAGGACATGCGCCGCGCCTATGACTGCATGATGGTGCAAACTCACGCAAGCGAACACGTTTATTTGAGCTTTCGCACTGCAGTAGAGGAGTGCGCGCAGGTGGGCGACATTATCCATGTAGAGCATGAAACCTTCGGCACACTGCAATTCCGAGTGGTCGAGGTGCTGCAAGAAACGATCGGCAAACGCCCGTTGGTTATCTGGACAGACCGACCCATTACGCGCCGCGCATACGATGAACCAAGTGAAAAATGGCCATTTGGCTGCGGTGCATGGGAAACGAGCAGCCTGCGAAAGTGGTTGAATGGTTCTTTCTTTTACAATTTCAGTGAAGCGGACAAGGTGTGTATCCAGCGCCGTGTTGTAACAGGCGCGACCGATCCGGATTGGTTCTGGCTGCTACATCCCGCGCACGTTGGACTTGCAGCACCTGATGGTGCCAGAAAGCGCTTTGCATGGTTCCAAACGCCGGAGCGGCGTATCCTGAAAGAAGCAGACGGCGGAGCCGTGTGGTGGTGGCTGCGCGGGCCGGTACGCCGTGGCAGATGCTTTGCCCGTTTCGCAAACGGATTCGGCAATCTGGACTGTCACAATCCTTGTAGCAACAATTCTGTCACAGCTGCCTGCATCATCTACTAAGCTACAACCAGCGCCGTCAGGCGCGCAGGAGGGAACATGAACAAACTGATTTTGATTGGAAATCTGGTAAAAGACCCGGAGCAGCGGACAACCGACAACGGCATCCAGTGCAGCACCTTCACGCTGGCGGTGAATCGTCGCACCAGCAGCGAAAGCACCGACTATTTCCGTGTGACAGCGTGGCGGCAATTAGGCGCACTTTGCGCGAAATACCTGTCCAAGGGGCGCAAGGTATGCGTAACCGGCCCGGTAAGTTGCAATGTGTATCAGGGGCGCGACGGCAAGACCTATGCCAGCATGGAAGTCAACGCGGAGGATGTGGAATTTTTGAGCAGCCGACCGGCTGAACACGACGACGAAATCGTCCGATAAAACAGAAAAGCGCCAACGTGGACGCTTTTGGAGGTGACGCGAATGAAAGCAATGGACATTCTGCGGCGGTGCCGTTCGGCCGCGTCGGACATCAGCAGGACGCAGCAGCGCATTGCGCAGCGCCGTGACGCGCTGACCTGCATTGCAGCGCCCCAAATCAGAGCGGACGGCACCGACCGCAGCGACAGAAGCAGCGACAAGACCAGCGAGCTGATGGCGGACATTGACGGGCTGGAACGAGCGCTGGAACAGCGGCGAAACCAGCAGCAGGCAGAGATTGTGGCGGCGCTTGTGCTGCTGGACTGTCTGCCTGAAACGGACAGCGGCATTCTGTACCGCTACTATATCAAGCGCGACAGTGTGCCATCCATCGCGGCGGCCATGGGCTTTACGGATGGGTACATCCGCAAGGTGAAGGCAGACGCCGAAAGCAGACTGGATTCTTTGCAGGAGGCGCAGGTCGCTGCGGCACTTCCTGCGTGGTACATGCGCGGGACAAAAGCAGAATGAAGGAAGGGGTGCGAGAGGACGCACCCCTTTTGCTATGCGCTGAATTGCTGGAGCGCCTTGTCGCGTTCAGGAGCGAGTTGTTGCGCTCATGAGCGCATAGGAGCGGTCAGGAACGCTTAGGAGCGCCGAGGAACGCGCAGGCGCGGCAATGCGCACAAAAGCGTGGTCAGTAGACTTCCAAAAGCGCTTGCCCCATGATATGATTAAACTGCCAAACAAGGGACGGAGGTCAGCAAAGACCACCGCCCCTTTTCCATTGCAAGGAAGGAGGCAGCAATGCGGTATAAGGAAAGCAATCCATTCTACCACACGAAAGCGTGGAAACGCCTGCGAAAGGCGGCGCTGGAAAGAGATCACGGCATGTGCTGCGACTGCATGGACTTGTTTCGGGCTGGCATCATCAAAAAGCCGCGCCGTGCGGAGATGGTACACCACATTGTGCCCATTGAGGAGCGCCCCGACCTTGCACTTTGCATGGAGAACTTGCGTTGCTTGTGTCAAACTTGTCACAATAAAAAACACCCGGAAAAAGGTGGCGGCAAGTCTGAAAAACAAATCTCCAGGCCGGGCGGTCATATGCGAATCATCAAAATATAGGAGGGCGACAAAGTGAACGAAGCGCTTCGGGAGCAGCATTTTGAGCGAATCAAGGATGAAAAAGCACGCTGCATGTATGACATGCTTTGCGCGGCGTGCGAGCAACGGAAAGAAGGGCTGACAGACCCTGACCAGATGCTGGTGGCAGACGCCGCCATGGCGGAGCAAATCAAGCAACGCCTGATGGATGACATTGCGGCCCGCGGCATTGGGCAGGAACGTGCAAATGGGCGGCAGCGCTACTGGCAGGAGAATCGGAGCGTGGCACAGCTGCGCAGTTACGCAGACCAGCAGCGCAAGCAGCTGGCCGAACTGCGCCTGACGCCGCAGAGCCGCAAGGCGGAAGCCATTGCGCTGAATGACGACTTCGACGACTTCGAGTAAACACATTCCGGCGAACGTGGCCGATCCGACCATCCTGCAAAGGTGCTATGCCTACGCGCAGGACAGTGCAGCGGGCAGAAACGTTTGCCAAAAAGTCCAGATGGCTTGCCGCCGCTTCCTGGACGATTTGCAGAAACAGCAAGACCCTTCCTATCCATGGCGCTTCGACGAGGAAAAAGCCGCGCGGCCGGTGGCTTTTATGGAACGTTTTTTGACGCCGACTAAGGGCGACTACACCCGAATGGAGCTGATGCCGTGGCAGTGCTTTGTGGAATGCAACCTGTACGGCTGGGTGGACAAGCAAACGGGCTTGCGGCGCTTTCGTGAAGCATTGATTCTGGTTGGCACGGGAAACGGCAAATCTACCCTGATGGCTGGAAATGCCACATTCGCCGCCTGCAAAGACGGCGAAAAGGGTGCGGACATCTATCTGCTGGCCAACAGCAAGGAGCAGGCAGGCATCGTCTTTGGCGAGTGCCGCGACCAGATACGGGCGAGCAAGTATCTGGCACCGCGCTTTCGGACGCTGCGCGACGGCGTGCATTATGACGCTGGAAACGCGACCATCAAGCACCGTTCCAGCGACAGCAAAAGGCTGGACGGTCTGAATCCGCATCTTGCGATTTTCGACGAGATTCACGAATACCGCGACTTCAAGCTGATTGACATCATCAAACGAAAAACGGTCAAACGGTCGCAGCCGCTGGTGATGTACATCACGACCATGGGCAATGTGCTGGACGGGCCGCTTGCCTACTTTTACGACCTTTTCACGGATGCCATTGCCGGGCGATTAGCCCCTGCCGTTGGCGACCGCATGTTTGGATTCCTGTGCGAGCTGGATGCCAGAGACGACATTGAGGACACCAGCAAGTGGATCAAGGCGAACCCCAGCCTTGGGAAAACGTTGCAACTCAAAACGCTGGTGGAAACGTGGGAACGCGACAAGAAAGTTCCCCAGCAGCGCGCTGATTTCATCTGCAAGCAGCTGAACGTGATGGTCAACGCGGACGACATGGCTTTTGTGCAGCCAGAGGTCATCCGGCGGAACAACCGTGTGCGGCCTGCCGAAGAACTGCTTGGTCGCCGATGCTATGGCGGATTCGACCTAAGCAGCCGCGAGGACTTCACGGCTGCGGCGCTGGAATTTCCCTTGGACAACGGCGAGTTGTATGTGCTTTTGCACAGCTGGGTGCCACGGCGCAAGGTGGATCTTGACCAAGAGAAAATCGACTACTACGGACTTGCCATGCGCGGCGACCTGACCATTGTGGACGGCGAGTTCGTGCAGCAAGAGGACGTTTATGCTTGGTTCTGTCAGATGGCAAAGAAGTATGAAATTCAGGCAATTGGCTACGACCCGGCGAACGCCGTGCGGCTGCGGCAGATGCTTGATGCCAAGGGCTTTGACTGCCAAGTTGTGCGTCAAGGCCCATTGACCTTGAACGACCCCATGAAGGACATCAAAGAAAAGCTGTTGGCAGGCAGCGTTGTGACCAACGGGAATCCCATGTGGGGCTGGTACACGGACAATGTGCGCATTTCCGGCAAACGGCAGCACACAGACAAGGAAAACTGGATGCCCGTAAAGCGCAATAAGTTCCGCAAGATTGACGGCTTTATGGCTTGGCTGGATGCCCATGCCGTCAACATCCAGCAGAATCCGGCGGGCATGGTCTACGCTGCGCCGTCCGTGCGGGTCATCAACCTTGGCGGGCTTGGGCGCAGACGATAGGCAAAAGCGTCCACATGGACGCTTTTCAAAAGGAGGATCAGCAATGTGGAATCCATTTGCACGCAGAAAAGCGCCGATGCGCAACAAGGCGCGGGATGCCCCTGCCGCGCGGACAGTCAGCACAGGCAAGCTGCGTCCGTTTTCATGGCTGCGGGCGGATGCGACGCTGAAAGGCAATGAAGCCATCTATGCCGCCGTGTCGCGCATTTCCAACACGATGGCATCCATGCCGCTGCACCTTTACAAGGGCTATAAACGGCAGGATGCGCATCCGCTGGAACGGCTGGTTGCCTTCGAGCCGAACGTGAATTTTACGCCGTTTTCCTTCATCCGCACGATGGAAGTGCTGCGCAACACAGAGGGCAACTGCTACGCACTGATTGTGCCGGACAAGCTGGGGCAGCCGACGCGGCTGGACATCCTGAATCCGTGCCTTGTGAAGCCCTACAAGCACACGGAGACGAAAGAAATCTGGTACAGCATCACGCTGGACGACGGGAAGAGCTATCAAGTGCCCGGATGCACACTGATTGCATTGCAGCACATGAGCGCCAACGGCGTAGATGGCATTCGCCCGCTGGATGTGCTTTGCGGCAGTCTGGACTACGATCGCACCGTGAAAGAGTTGGCGCTGAACCAGCTGGACGGCGTGAATCACGGCATCATGCTGACCGTACCGAACAGCGCGCTTGGCGAGGAAGAGCGTGCCCAGCTGATTGACGACTTCATCAGCAACTATGAAAAGAGCAACCAGAAAATCGTCGTGCTGGAAGGCGGGCTTTCGGCGACAACGTTCAGCCAAAGCCCGGTAGACAGTCAGCTGCTGGACGTGGAACGCATCACGCGCAACCGAGTGGCAACTGTCTATAATTTGCCGCCGCACATGCTGGGCGACTACACGGACACGTCCTTTTCCACGAACGAACAGCAGATGGAAGAGTTCTTGCAGCTGACCATCATTCCCATTGTTGTGCAGTGGGAGCAGGAGCTGAACCGCAAGCTGCTGACGCCGCAGGACTACGCGGACGGGTATCGCTTTCGCTTCGACACAGAGGAACTGGTGCGGGCGGACATACAGGCGACCGCGAACAAACATCAAATGGCGATTCGCGGCGGCTGGATGCGCCCCAACGAAGTGCGGGAACGCGACCATCTGCCGCCCGATCCGCACGGTGATGAGCTGATGGCAAGCCGCGACCTGATTCCGCTGGCCATATCCGTAGACAAGCCGGAGCTGCTGCTGGGCAGCACGGCAGCGCAGGGAGGTGAAACGAAATGAAATTCTGGAACATTGCCACCGATGACGCAACCGGCGCGGGCATCGTGAACATCGACGGCGAGATTGTGACCGAAGCGGACTGGTGGAGCGGCGGCAAGGTCGTCGCGCGCCGCTTTCGGCAGGCACTGGACAAGTGCAAGGATGTGACGGTGCAAATCAACAGCCCCGGCGGCGACGTGATGGCGGGTGCAGAAATGTACAGCGCACTGATGGATCACAAGCAGAAGGGGCGCGTGACGGTGCATGTGACCGGCTTGGCAGCCAGCGCCGCCAGTGTGGTTGCTATGGGGGGAGATGAGATTCTCATGTCGCCCGTTGCCTACATGATGATTCACAACCCGTGGAGCATCTGCGCAGGCGATGCGAGCGAGATGGAGCGCACCGCAACACAGCTGCGGGAAATCGGCGAGGGCATCATCACAGCCTACCAGCAGCGGACGGGAAAAACCCGCGCGGAAATCGCTGCGCTGCTGGAAGCCGAAACCTACATGAGCGCGCAGACCTGCGTGGATGAGGGCTTTGCAGACGGCATCCTCTACCAAGAAGAGGGCAGCAAAGACGATGCGAAGCCGGTCAGTGCCATGATGCAGGCGAGAAAGCACAATGGCAGCGCGGTGATGGCACTGCTGCGCGAACACGCACCCGCCCAAGAGCCTGCCGCATGGCGAGCGCAGGCAGCAGCGCGGGCGCAGATGATTGCAGACCTATTCAAAGCATAAAGGAGGAAGGACACCATGAACATGACCGAAATGAAGAACCGTATTGCGCAGTTGGGGCGCGAAATCCACGATGACGCTGCCAAGCTGGCCGCGATGGCGATGGATGACACGCAGAAGGACGAAGACGTCGCGAAGCAGCGTGGCGCACTGGACGCAAAGGTTGCCCGGTTGAACGCCCTGCAAGCCGCCTACAACGCCCAGCTTGGAGAGGACGCGGGCAATCTTCAGCCCGCTGGCGACCCTGCGCAGGAGCGCACCCGCAGTGAGCTGCTGAAAAGCCACGAATATGCGCGCGCCTTTGCACACGCCATCCGCACCGGCGCACGTCCCGGACACGACATGTCGGCGGCGCAGCACAAGATTCTCTACGATGCGCTGACCATCGGCGGCGGCAGCACGCCCGGCGAGGACGGCGGCTTTCTGGTGCCGGAGGAAATCGACCACGCCATCCATGAATACAGCCGTGCGGTGATGCCGCTGGCTGACCTGCTTGGTCAGATGACGGTGAACAGCAACAGCGGATGGTTCCCGGTGGCGACGAACCCCAGCAAGGGCATGACGAAAATGGGCAGCGAGGTGACGCAGATCACCACCAGTGAGCAGCCGGAGTTTAAGCGCGTCAGCTACGTCCTGAGCACCTACGCGGATTGGCTGCCCATTTCCAATGAGTTGGCCAGCGACGAAGTGAGCAATTTGTTCGGCTACATTTCGAACTTTTATGCGCGCAAATATGTGCTGACCAGAAACGAGCTTGCGCTGGCGGCACTTGACAAGCTGACGGCGGGCGCTATCAAGAAGACGGATGACGCTTTGGTGCTGCTGAAAACCGCGCTGAATGTCGAGCTTGACCCGGAAATCAGCGTCTTGAGCACGATTCTGACCAATCAGAGCGGCTTCAACTACTTGGACAGCTTGAAGGACGACAATGGCCGTCCGCTGCTGATGCCTGACCCTACGCAGAGCACGGGCTACCTGTTCAAGGGCCGCCCGGTGAAGGTGGCGAGCAATGCCGTGCTGCCCAACCGCACCGTGACGGACACGGGCGCGACGAAGGGCGACTATTACCCCATCTATGTGGGCAACTTCGAGCAGTATGCGACGCTTTTCACACGTCAGGCGCTGGAACTTGCCAGCACGGACGTGGGCGGCAGCGCTTTCCGCACCAACAGCATTGAGGTGCGGGGCATTGCGCGGCTGGACTGCCAGATTTTCGACGCTGCGGCGGCAGTGAAGAAGGAAATCTTCATTCCTGCCACCTAAACCGCGATGAAGGGAGCATGAAGGCATGGCTATTTTAACAGAAAACAGCCAGCAGACCACCTGCAACGTTGTGATTCAGGGGACTGACGGACGCAGCACAACGGTTGTAACCGCCGCCAGTAGCATTCGCCCTGGGCGCGGCTGGACGGTGAGCGTGGATGTGCTGGAAAGCAGCGCACTGACGGATGAAAACCGCGCCGAGGTCGCCGAAAAGCTGGCTGAATACCTGACGCAGGAAGCGCACAAAGCGGCAGGCCTGTCCATTCCGGTGAAGTAAGAGGAGGCGGGCATGGCAGACATGGACATGGTGCGGCGCTTTGCCGGGCTTGACCCGGACAGCGACACAACCATACTGGAACACTGCTGGAAGTCCGCCGTGGCGTGGTATGCGCGCGCGGGCGTACCCGCCGACGACACCAACGAGCTGCTGCAATTTTGGACGGCAAACCTTGCGGCGTGGATGTATGACAACCGCGGCGCGGGCGGAAACGAGGCAAACATACCGCCCTACATCGTCCACAGCGTGCATCAGCTGCGCCCGCGGCGCACGGGAGGAAGCAGCAAATGAAAGCAGGCGACCTAAAACACCCTATCCGGCTGCAAAAGCCCTGCACCCAGAAAACAGACGCTGGGCGCAGGGTGACAAGCTGGCAGGATGTATGCACGGTAATGGCGAGCAAAGCCGACGTGAGCGGCCGGGACTTCTATCAGGCGCAGGCATACAACGCGCAGGACACTGTGACCTTCGGCATCCGCTGGCGCGACGACATCCGAAAGACTTGGCGCGTGGTATCGGGCGGAATTGCCTATCAGATTGAGGAAATCAATCATCTTGGCTACAAGCGGGACTTTTTGCACCTGAAATGCAAAGCGACCCAAGGCGAGGGGGCATAGCATGGCAGCGTTCACGACGGTGGGCATTGCGGCAGAAATGCAGAAAATCGACAAGACCGCGAAAAACGTTGAAAGGGCTTGCACGGCGGCTGTGAAGGCAGGCGGAAAGCTGCTGGCAGAGAAGCTGGCAGAAAACGCACCCAAGCGCACGGGTGGGCTGGCAGAATCGGTCAAGGCCGGTGCGGTGAAGTACGACGCGGGCAACGGCTACTATTGCAAGGTTGCGCCGGACGGCAAGAACGCGCAGGGCGAGAGCTATGCCAAAATCGGCAACATACTGGAATACGGGCGCAGCAACATGGCGGCGCGCCCATGGTTCAATCCGACCATGGAGCAGAGCGAAAGCGAAGTGACGCAAGCCATGCAGGCGGCTTTCCAGAAGGAGGCGGCAAAGGGATGACGGTCGAACAGCGGTTCACCAGCACACTGGCTGCGCTGCCTTGCAGCGTCAGTCAGCCGCCCGGCGCTGCCGAAGATGACACCTACTGCACCTTTTTCGAGGTGAGCGGCAGCTATCTGGCAAGTGCAAGCAACCAGACGCAGCGCATCCGGCATCTGGTGCAGCTGCATGTTTATTCCCTGCTGGAAGACGGTACGCATCGAGCGCTGTTTTTTCAGGCGCTGGCGCTGCTGAAAGCTGCCGGTGTGAAAGTTGCCAGCTGGGGGCCGGACGACTACGAGCAGGAAACAAGACGGCACCACATCAGCTGCACATGCGGCTGGACTGAGCCGCCGAAACAAGACGAACAGGAGGAATAAGACATGTATCAGGAAGGCTATTTCACTGGTGTCACGGACATCTGGGCGGCGGACATGACCACGGAGGACACGCCCACCACGCCAGCGGCCTATGGCGTGCCCTATGTGGTTGCTAAGACCATCGGCATCACGGTAACGCCCACCTACAAGGAGGGCAAGGTCTACGCCAGCAATACGCCGACCCGTAATGAAAAGCGCATTGCGCTTTATACGGTGAGTCTGAATGCGGACAAGCTGCCCTTTGCCATGTATAACAAGCTGATGGGGCGCAGCGTGGACAAGAACGGCGTGCAGATCATCAAGTCGGGTCAGGTCGCGCCCAATGTTGCCATTGCCTTTGCGCTGACGCTGGATGACGGCACGAAGGAGCTTTGGTGGCTTTACAAGGGCACGTTCAGCGAGCCGGCTGTGACGGGTGCGACGGAAAACGACGGTTCGACCTATCAGCACCCGACCATCGAAGGCATTTTCGTGCGCCGCGCGGATGAAGCGCTGGCGGCGGTGGTGGACACGGCGAGCAAGACCATCACGCCCACGGTGGAAAGCAACTGGTTCGCGAAGGTCTACGAAGAATCGAACTAATCAGGAGGGCAGCATATGGAGCAGGAAAAGCAGCCCCTGCGCGGGCAGGACATTGACGCGCCGCAGGACGTGATTGAACTGGATGGGAAAAGGTACCCTATTCGCTTTGATAACACGACCTTTCGCGTGGCGGAGGATGTGTATGAATTGGAGTACAAGCGGAATCTGAACTTTGCTGACATTGCGGCGCAGTTGAGCGCAGCCAAGCTGGGTGCGCTGATGGCCATTTTCTACGGCGCGCTGGTGGCTGGCGGCGCTGACATGACTTGGACGGAATTTTCGCGGGCGTTCAGGTTGACAAGCATTCCCGGCGTCCGGGCAAAGCTGGCGCAGGGCGTCGCGGATGCGCTGCCCTGCGTAGAGACGGGAGAAGAAGCCGCCCCTTGACAAGCGGCGCTGACGCGGGCGCTTTCCCGTGGGACTGGCTGCTGTTCCGCGCGCTTGACTGCGGCATGACGTGCGCTGACTTTTGGCGATGCAGTCCGCGTGCGGTCTGCCTATTGTGGCGCACACGCAGGCGCAGCCAGCAGCGCACAAGCAAGCATGGAAATCGCCCGGCAGCGCCGCAGCGACTGCAACGCATACCACGATAAGCAAGGAGTGATAGACATGAGCAATGGGGTCAACATTGCAAGCGAAGGAACCCAGAAGCGTATGGCGAATGCGCTGGAGATGATTGCCGACCATCTGGCCGGGCAGGACGCTGGCGTAACGAGCTGGGCGGAGTTTCAGAGCCTGATTCGTCACGGGCTGGGCGCATCGGCTTTCCCGGTGGGCAGTACGGTGAGCATTACGCATGAAAGCTATGGCACGATCCTGATGGACGTGCTGGCGCACGACGTGGACAGAGACCCGCACGGGCGCTTTGAGCACAGCGTGACGCTGGGAATGCACTACGCGCTGGAAGGTACGCCCTTTGACGCGACGGAGGCGCTGTATCATGCGCCGGAGGAACTTGCGGCAGGAACGTACCATTTTGCGCTGCCGAGCGGCTACGAAGAAAGCTATGGCGGCGGCAAGAGCATCATGTTCACGCTGGCCCAAAACGTGCCGAAGGACGGCGTTATCCTTTTCCCGTGGGGCTATCAGGCGCAGGCGCTTGCTACCAAGGTGAGCACCTACGCCAGCCAGAGCGCGGCGACACCCATCGAGACGGTGAGTGTGAGCGAAGGAACGGACGGAACAGACTTGGGGACGGCAAACGGCGCGACGGCGCACATGAACCATATCCAGCGCGCACGCTATGGCAGCAACCGCTGGAAGGAAAGCAGCATCCGCGCATGGCTGAACAGCGAGAAGGCGGCTGACAGCTGGTGGACACCGCAGACCGAGTTCGACCGCCTGCCGACCTACACCAGCCGCGCAGGCTTCTTGAAGGGGCTGTCTGCGGACTTTCTGGCGATTCTGGGCGAAGCAGACCACATCACCGCGCTGAACACGGTGACGGATGGCGGCGGCAGCGAAACGACCCGTGACCGCATGTTCCTGCTTTCCAGCACGGAAGTCGGTCTGGGCAAAGAAAACGGCATTGCGGAGGGTGTGACGTACCCCTTCTATGAAGGCGCAACCAATGCCGACCGTATCAAGACGCGCAATGGCGCAGCCGTGTGGTGGTGGCTGCGCGGGCCGTACGCGTGGACCGCGAGCATCGCCCGCAATGTGGCCGCAGGCGGCGAGTTGAACAGCGGCCACGCGTACAACGGCATTTCGGTGGCGGCGGCTTGCGTCATCTACTAATCGACCATCCGCGCCGATAGGCGCGAGAAAGGAACGCCATGAGTGTGCGCGTCGCAGATCGTCAGGAGAGCAAGATGAAGGCCCAGCGTGCGGCGCTGGAACTGGCAAGCTATACGCTGACCATCTGCAAGAACGAGAAGCAGTTTCCGAAGCGTGACCGCTGGCTGCTGACGTCAGAAATCGTCCACGAAGCGCTTAATGTATATCGCCATGTGCGCAAGGGCAACAAAATCCGCGTTGAAACGGCGGATGACTACAAGCGACGCAGGCGGCATCAGAAGCAGGCGCTGGAAGCGGTGGACTGCCTGCTGGGGTTGATTGCACTGGCGGCGGGTGCGCTGCCGCTGGAAAATACGCGGCTTGAATGCTGGACGGGTTTATGCCTGGAAGCTGAAAAGCTGATTGCCGGATGGCAGCGAAGCGACGCGCAGACGCATGGGCACCTTTTGAAATAAGGCAGTATGGGGCTGCCGCTGTATCTTTTGCGCAGCCGTGTGGTGGTGGCTGCGCGGGCCGAACGCATGGAACGCGAACAACGCCCGCAATGTGAACACAGGCGGCGAGTTGAACAACAACAACGCGTACAACGGCAATTCGGTGGCGGCGGATTGTGTGGCATGGGCTTCCCGCCCAGCGAGCGTGTCAAAGTAAGCCCCAACGGCGCACGGAACAAATTCGGCGCAAGCGGGCTGAAATCAGTGCATTCACACACAAGGAGCGGCAGTCCCGTCCGCAGCAGCATAAACGGCTGCGGCAAAGCAGAAGGCCGACCGACGGCGCAGCCCGCGGGGCTGGACGACCTAAACGCGGCGGCGAGGAAAGACATGGGAAAGCAATACGAACGCGCCATCAGCTTCGGCAAGCTGCGCGCAGGACTGCGCAAGTGTGCGCGAAACGTGCGATGGAAGGACAGCGTTTTCGGCTATGAATGGAACGGGCTAAAGAACACCTACCGGCTGCGGCAGTCACTTTTGCGTGGAACCTACCGCATTGACCCCTACCAGCGTTTTACCATTCATGAGCCGAAAGAACGCGACATTGTAGCCACGCGCATCAAAGACCGGCAATTTCAGCGAGCGCTGTGCGATGAAGTGCTGACGCCGGAAATTACGCGGCACTTCATCCGAGACAATGCCGCGTGCATCGAAGGCCGCGGCGTGGACGATGCGCTGGATCGCATGAGCTGTCATCTGGAACGGTACTGGCGGCGGCAGCGGGCGCAAGCGCAGGCGAATACGGGGCAGACACTGGTGCGCTTCAACGCGAACGGCTGGGTGCTGCGGTGCGACCTGCGCAAGTTCTTTGAATCCACGCCGCACAGCGTATCGAAAGCAGCGATTGCAGCGCGCGTGGCGGACAAAGAAGCTGCACGGCGTTGCATGGACATCATCGACAGCTTTGGCGGCGACTGCGGCACGGGACTTGGAAGCCAATGCAGCCAACTGGCACAGCTGGCTGTGCTGGACGATATGGATCACTTCATCAAGGAACGGCTGCATATTCGCGCCTATGTGCGCTTTGCGGATGACTTCATTCTGGTGCATGAGAGCCGCGAACACTTGCAGCACTGCCTTGACGCCCTGCGCGGGCATCTTGGAGAGCGCGGGCTGACGCTGCATCCGAAAAAGACGATGATCCACCCGCTGAGGCAGGGCATCCGGCTGCTGGGCTGGCGGCTTATCCTGACAGACCGCGGCAAGGTGGTGCGCAAGGATTTGCCGGAGAAAATCAGGCAGGAAAAGCGCAAACTGCGCAAACTGCGGATGAAGCTGGATGCGGGCAAGTTGACCATACACCAAGTGCGGGAACATTACAGGAGCTGCAAGGCGCATCTTTTGCGCGGTAACACACGACAGGCGCTTGCAGCGCTGGACGCATACTACACGGAACTATTCAATGAGGAGGCACCAACATGCAAAAAGCGAAGGAAGCGGAAACGCTGACCATGGCGCGGATGAAGCACCGCGCCGAAGTGCAGGACGCTGGGCTGCTGGAAACGCTGCGGAACGCTTATCAGCTGGCGGCCGATGCGGGAGAAACTGAGGAAGCTGCGCGCCTTGCGCGGGCTATCCGAGACACGCTGCTGACCCATGTGGATGCGCACGGGAGCATCTACCGGCTGGAGATGGCTGCGCCGGACAGCAAGAGCTTTCTGGACTGGCTGGACTGGCTGAAAACGCTGGCAAGCGTGATTGCATCCAGCGAATGGGCGCGGTATCGCCGGGCACTGCTGGACATTCCCCAGCAGGAGGGATTTCCCTATGCCATCAGCTGGCCGGTGGAGCCGACGGACGAAAAAATGGAGGCGGAGGCATGAGTGCACTGCATCTGCTGTGGCTGCTGCCACTGACGTTTCTGCTTGGGTACTTCTTCGGCTGTGCCATGCGAGGGCAGCGGGATGAGCAGTAACCTGCAAATCATCACAGACCTTTGCCGGATGCTGGGCACAGCGCAGGAAGTCATTCGCCAGCAGGCGGAGCTTTTACAGCTGCACGGCATTACTACAGCAACCGGCGACTTGGAGCGTAGACGGCAGGAGCTGCTGGAAAGAATCGAACGAAGCACATAACTTTTCCCTTCTGGGTGCGCCATGCACCCAGAAGGATGCAGAACACGCAGGGAGGTGAACACCATGCCGGATGAGGGAATCGGGACACGGGTCAGCATACTGGGCGACAAAGAATATAAGGCGGCTTTGTCGGACATCAACCGAAGTCTGGCAGTGCTTAATTCCTCCATGGATGCCAGCCAAAGCGCCTTCAAGGGACAAGAGAGCAGCATGGAGGCGCTGCGCGACCGCAGCCAGCGTCTGCAAGCCGTCTATGACGCGCAGAAGCAGAAAACAGAGTTGATTGCGGCACAGCTGGCAAAAGCCAAGCAGGAGTACGGCGAAAACAGCAAGCAGGCGGATGCTTTGCAAATCGCCCTGAACCGCGCCACCAAGCAAATGAACCTGACCGGGGCGGAGATCGACAAGACGAACGCCGCCATGGAAGAAGCCGGAAACGCCGGGTCAGAGATGACCCAAGGCGTTCAGGACGCTGGAAAAGCGGTGCAGGATGAGGGCAAGCAGGCCAAAGCCGCCGAAGGGGAAAACTCCAAGCTGAAAGAAGCCATGGGCAAGGCAGGCGAGGTTGCGGAAAAGGCACTGGCTGCCGGCTGCAAGGCCGCAGCAGCTGCCATGGGTGCGATGGCAGCTGCTGCGGCGGCGGGTGTAAAGGCTGCTTTCGACATGGCGCAGGGGGCAGGCACTTATGCGGACGACCTTCTGACGCTATCCACACAGACGGGCATCAGCGCGAAGAGCTTGCAAGAATGGAGCTACGCCAGCAATTTCGTTGATACGTCCGTCGAGCGAGTCAGCGACAGCATGAAGGATTTGTCTAAACACATGGCAGAAGGCTTTGCTGACAGTAGCGGTTCGGCATACAAAAACTTTGTCCAATTAGGCGTATCTATCAAGGATTTTGATGGAAATATGCGCGGAACAGAGGACGTGTTCTGGGACGCGATTGATGCGCTGCACAACATGGAAGCCGGTGCGGAGCGTGATTCACTGGCGATGTCCCTATTCGGGGATAGTGCGCGCGAACTGAATCCACTCATTGAAGCAGGGAGCGCAGCCTTCAAGGGCATGAGCGCAGAAGCAGCGCAAATGGGCGTTGTTTTCAGCGACGAAGCGCTGGCGGCCATGGGTTCTTTTGATGACAGTATGCAGCGCGTAAAGCAGAGCAGCGAGGGGCTGAAAAACGCCATCGGGCTGACGCTGATTCCCGCGTTCCAGCCGCTGGTGGATGCTGCGACGACGGCCATGGCGGATGTTTCCCGCGCATTGCAGGACGGCGTGACGCCGGAGGAGCTGCCGGGCATACTGGACGGCTTTCTGCGCGTGGTTGACAGCACGCTGACGGATGTGGTGGGGCTGATTGAGGGCGCGCTGCCCATCGTGTCCGAGGCAGTGACGCAGGTGGTGAGCGCACTGGCGGGCAAGCTGCCGGGGCTGCTGATGAAGCTGCTGCCTGCTGCCATGGGGTTGCTGAAAAGCCTTGTAGACGCCATCAAAGCAAACGTGCAGCCCATCGCCGAGTTGGCAACTTCGCTGGTGACGTCGCTGGCTGGCTTCCTTGCGGAAAGCGGCAGCGACCTTGCAGAAGCTGCGGTGCAGCTGGTGGACGGATTGCTGGATGGCATCATCGGCGCGCTGCCGGAGCTGATACCTGCGGGTATTCAGCTGGTGGCTTCGCTGGCATCGGGGCTGCTTTCCGGCATTCCGAAGCTGCTTGCCAAGCTGCCGGAAATCGTCGGCGCAATCTGGGATGGGCTGACGAACGTTGACTGGGGCAAGCTGGGGGGCGAAATGCTGACGGCGCTGCTGGATGGCTTGAAAGCGCTGGGCGACAGCTTGGGCAAGCTGTTTTCCGATGGTCTGCAAGCTGTCACAGGATTGAGCTGGGGCGACGTGGGCGCTGCCATCACAAGCGGCATTGGCGACATTGGCGCGTGGCTGTCCGGGCTTTTCGGCAGCGGAAAAGACGGCGCGGAGGCAATCGACTGGGGCAGCATCGGCAGCACGATTCTTGCGGGCGTTACCGGCGCGCTGGATACGGCGGG